CCGGCGGCAGGTGAAGGGGATATGCTGGAGACGATCAGGGCGTGCGGGTACGGTGGGTCGTTCGGGACGGACATATCCGAAGGATTTGACTTTTTAAGCCCGGATATATTCAAGCGGTTGCTTGTTGGCTTTGACTGGATCATCACAAACCCGCCCTTTGCGCGGGCAGAGGAATTTATCCGCAAGGCGGCGTCTTTGGGTAAACCGTTTGCGTTTCTGGTGAAGTCACAGTTCTGGCACGCGAAACGCCGCTTATCTTTGTTTGATGAGGTCCCGCCCAGTTACATTCTGCCCCTGACATGGAGACCGGACTTCTTTTTCAAGGACGGCCACGGTGGCAGCCCATTGATGGATGTGATGTGGTGTGTTTGGCTCATGCCGCACATTAAGGGAACGCAGACGGTGTACAGACCGTTGGAACGACCGAAAGGAGAGATAGAAACATGAGCGTATGCGGAAAATGCGGAAAGGACTTTGATGCGGCAGCATCCACCTCATATATTTACTGCCCGGACTGCTGCAAAGAAATTGAGACAGCAGGGCTCCCAATCCGTGAGATTCTTGAAAAGTCCGCCAATAGGCCAAAAACGGGAACGCTTGGCGGTATCAAGGACAGCGGAGAGCGTACCACCTTCAGCACCGGGGCGCAGCGTGATATGCACAGCGGGAAAGGTCGCATGGATCTTCTGCCGTGGTCGGCGATCATCGAGGTAAGCAAGCACTGCGAGGCGGGGGCACTCAAGTATGGCGTGCATAACGTCGATAAAGGGATACCAACCAGCAGCCTGATGGACAGTGCCATGCGACACGCGGCAAAGTATCTGGACGGACAGGAGGACGAGGATCACCTGCTGGCGGCGGCGTGGAACCTGTTGTGGGCAATCGAGATGCGCTGCAAGAAGCCGGAGTGTGTGGATACGCCGTGGAGGGAGGAAAAGGCATGAGCAAGGCCGTGATGATAAGCATTCGTCCTAAGTGGTGCGAGAAGATTTGTAGAGGTGAAAAGACCGTTGAGGTGCGAAAGACCCGTCCGAAACTGGAAACGCCGTTTAAGTGCTATATCTACGAAACGCAGGGAAGAACGGACACTCCGTGGGTAGATGAAGATGGTCATATGATTTTTAGCGGTAGAGGAAAGGTCATCGGCGAGTTTATCTGCGACCACATTTACGAGCTCGCGCCGCTCAACCATGCACCAGACGATGTGGAGCAGCAAGCCTGTCTGACGCGGGAGGAGATCGTTCGGTATCTCAAGGGCGTCGGTTACGGCTGGCATATCTCCAACCTGAAAATCTACGATACGCCGAAGGAGTTGAGCAAGTTTTCGCGCCCGTTTGAAAATTGCATAGACAAAGTGTGTGATGAATTTGGGTGTGCATTATGCGAAAATGGCGGGCATATTAAGCGCGCGCCACAGAGCTGGTGCTATGTGGAGGAGCAGAAATGAACGAACGACTGACGAAGCGCGACACCGATGGACAGGCAATGGTGGACTGCCAGAAGTGCGAAGCGGATTGGACGGGTAAGCATGGTAAGCCGATGGCTGACTGCACCGCGCTGTACTGCCGCAATCGTCTGTTAGACCGGCTGGTGGAATATGAGGACACGGGGCTGTCTCCGCAGGCGTGCGCTGAGGCACGGGAAGCCGGAAAGGTGCTTTCAAGCTGTGACATATCCTTCGGAAGACTTGCGGAACTGCTGACAGCTGACAAGGACGGGCGGGTTGTGATGCCGCCTTGCAAGGTGGGCGATAGGCTTTACGAAGTAACGGGTCGAAAAACGATCAGCGTGTATAAAGCTAGAGCCATCCGCGTGGGATTGTTCGGCTTGTTTATCGAGTGGGACATTGTAGAAGGGTTTGTTTGGCAATCGCTGGCAGGTATAAACGCTGGAGAAATCGGTAAGACCGTATTCCTCACCCACGAGGAGGCGAAAAAAGCATTGGAGGCGATGAAAGATGGCTGAATACATTGAACGAGCAGCTGCGATAGATGCAGTTTCAGAGGTCTACTACGATACGCCGGACGTTAATCTATCGGCAAAAAAGTTTGAGGCGGCAATCAACGCCATCCCCGCCGCTGATGTTGCCCCGGTGGTGCGGTGCAAGGACTGTATACATTGCGGTTTCTGCGGCGACGCTACCAACCTTCAAGTGATGGGCTTTTACGGCTTTTGCAGCAGAGGTGAGAGAAAGGACGGAGGTGACGATCGTGTATAATTTGCGAAACGAATTTATGCACTATACGAATGACCTTCCCGACGGCGCGGATCTGAAAGCGGAGGCCGTTGCAGTCATTGAGCGAATCGCGCAGTACATGGAAAAAGACGTGCTGCTTAACCACAGCAGACCGCTTGCACTTGCGTATCTCGCATTGACAGCGGAGGTCGATTCTGTGCCGGTGGTGCGCTGCAAGGGCTGCAAATACTACGACCGGGGTGAATGCTATCATCCGAGGCACGAGCGTCATTTGCAATCTATTTGCCAAGAGGACGACGACTTCTGCTCCTACGGCACGAGAAAGGACGGAGGTGACAACGATGACGAAATACATCAATAACGGAGGCCCAGAGGTCGTGTTTTACAATGGTGACGAGCGGTTTTCTGCTACGCCGGCTTCGCAGGAAAAGTGGGAGGAAACTGCGTTCGTGCGAGATCAGACTTTGTTGTCACTCGTGACAGAGTTGACAGAGTTAAATGATGACAATTTGGCGCAGGCGGTTCTTGGATCCAATGATGTGCAGTGGTGTTTGTCCGAACTGCGTGATTATCTTTCTCACGATATGGTAGAGGTAGTGCGTTGTAAGGACTGCAAGTATAACAGAGGGAGCAATAAGTGTTTGAACCCTGACAGTTTTTTTGCGGTGCCGAAGGACGATGACTTCTGCTCCTACGGCGAGAAAAAGGAGGAAATGTAATGTCTGGCGGTTCTATGAGCTATTTTTACGCCCAGCTTGAGGAATACGCCTCTTGCCTGAAGGACAAGGAACTGGTGGAGCTGGCGGAGGACATGGCGCGGCTTTTCCATAACCGGAAGTGGTACGACTCCGGGGACATCGGCGAGGGCGGCTGGAACCGGTCCGTTGCGGAGTTCAAGAAGAAGTGGTTTACCGAACCCCGCGAGGAACGACTGGAACGGTATATCGACGAGGCCGTGTCTGATCTGAAGGTTTCTCTTGGCATTGGCAATTTCTGCAAGGACTGCGCTCTTTTTACGCCGCAGGGTGACGGATACTACGGTAGATGCCCGCACCAGACAAATGTGCTGGTGCATGGCTACGAAAAACCCTGTGGTCTGTTTGATGCGCGGAAGGTCGGTGGTGGGGACGGATAAGGCGATTTTCAAGATATGCACCGCCAAGCTATGCCCCAAGTGCATAGAAGAAATGGCAGAGGAGTATATCGTGCGGCCTACCCATGACGTTGCGCTGGATGCGTCAAAGGACATCTCGGAAAGGGGCTATTGTGACCGCTGCCACGAAAAGAGCGTTATGCTTCGGCGGCGCAGGTACACCATGAACGCGAGAACGCTGAAAGCAAAAGGCTACGCGGATAGGTGGCGGGAATACATGGACTGACCGTGAGTATTCCCAAGAATATGACGAAAGGAATGTTTGGCGGTGAATACATACAACAGGCAGCCCCGTGGGAAATTGGAAGTTTGTCCCCACTGCGGAAGAGACAGCAGGGAGCGCAAAATCGGCATTCATGTGCCGGAACGGTACTATGTGCGCTGCGCGAGTTGCGGTTTCACTCTGTCTGGGTGGAGCCAGAGCGCCGCTACGGCAAGCTGGAACAGACTGAGTAAGAAGGTGAGGACATGAAAAGCAAATGCTGTGTTGGCTGCAAGTGGCACGAGGAATGGACGTGGGCGTGCTTCAATGGGGATAGCCCCTATTGCGCCGATTTTGTAAACTGCGGGTGCCCGCTGTATGAGGAGAATATAATCAATGACAAGAAGGGAACAGATAGTCTATAAAACAATGAGCGAGAACATTGCCCGTGCCGGGGAGTTCGGATTATGCCCCGGACCGTTCGTGGCTATGCGGTCGGAGTATCGCCGCGTGGTGCGCCGGGAACACAAGCACCTGTTGCTGGAGGCCGTGCTGCTGGTTTCCCTGATCTTCGCGCTGATCGCTCCGTGGAGAACCAGCGCAGAGGGCAA